TTATCCTAACCAAAGAGCTGGAGAAGGACGGTGGAGGAGTCCGCGAGTATCTATGTGGATGAAGGTTTTATAGAGACCGATGCCCATGAGATTGGGGGTGAGCATGATTGGCTGCTCATTAAAGAAGCAGAGATGAGCGAATTTACGGGCTAAAATTTGTGAATGGAGATGGACCAATTCATAATGTGAAAAAGCCGGGACATTAAAATCAATAGCATTGAAAACAAGATGTAGGGAATTTGGTTTTCCTCCAACAGCCAAATTATGTTCTTTTGTCCGGTAGGTTGAATTAATTATCACCGGTGTTTGAATAGCGGTGCGGATCTTCTGCAGAACTTGAAGAGTGGGGAAGATGTTGGGGTATAGAGCTGCGGGGATATTTTCAAGTGCATTTCCGTGTAACACTTCCGCTGAAGAAAAATTAATTATTTCGTGTTCGAATAATAAATCGGAAAACATTTTAACCTCGAGTTAGTTGATGGAAGTAAGTGAAAAGTAGCAAGTTGAAAGTGGAAAGAAGGACTTTGAGGACTTTCTAAATTTATCTGAATCGGTACAGGTTGCGAAGTGGGAAATATGTCTGCCATATACAAACGGAAATTCTTTTCCGATCGCAGCAAATTCTTTTTCTACCGAAGAGACAGACGAAAAATTGACCGGGATCGTTTTATTATTTTTTGTTTTAAGAAAAATGATCTGTTCAGCACAAGCTTTACATGAAGTTAAATTACTCATAATGGTTTCCTTGTTAAATAATATTTGTGGATAACAAAAAGATTGGTTAATGGAGAAATCATGAGCTGTCGGTGGTTAAAGAAAAAGTTTTTTCTTTTGTGAGTGAATTAATAATACCGCGAATAGAATTATCTTCATCCGGATTGGAAAGGAAAAACTGAGTTTCAGATCTCTCATTTTCTTTCAGCGCTGCGGATTGTTTTTCGCGGAAAAGGATCAGCGCATCATCGATCTTCCCGGCTAAACGAGAGCAGAGATAGGGGATATTACGTTTCTCCGGAGGCAAGGTTAAATAATCATTGAACATCTCAACCATAGTTCTGGCTTTGAAAACCATATCCAATGCAGCGGCTCGCAGGAGGATGTTATAAACCCGTGAGACTTCGGATGTAGTTAACGTAAGCGAACAAATTTTGCTGAAAATCTCCGGGATTTTTGATTTGAGTAAACGTAAATCAGTAAAATCGTAAGCATCGGTAAAGAAATTTTCAAATACGTAAAAAGGGGGTGGCGGAGATTTTTGATGGATGATGGGTGACGGAGGATGTAAATACCTAGATTCTTCAAAGTGATTTACTTTTACTTTTACGTTTATTTTACTTTTTAAAAATTTACTTTCTTTTACATTTACTTCTTTTACTTTTACTTTGTTGTTTTGTTCGGGCGAACTTTGAAAAAGTTCGGGTGAACTTTCGCAAGGTTCGGGCGAACTGCAAATTGAGGTTGAAAAATCGGGAGTTAAATCGGTTTCTTGAACTGGATTTACTCTTTCCGTAAGGTTATTTTTAAGCTCATCGGCTAAAATTTGAGTAGAAGAGATATTTTTTCCGTGTGAACTTTTAATTAGTTCGGGCGAACTTTCATAAAGTTCGGGTGAACTATTTAGCGACACAGGCGAAACAGAAATGTTAGAGATATTTTCCGGTGAACTTTTAATTAATTCGTGTGAACTTCCCAAAAGTTCGGGAGAACTTTCTACGAGTTCGTGCGAACTTTGATTTGAAAACTCATCTTTTGATGAATTCTTTTTCTTCCGTTCTCTTGCTTTATCTCTACCGGCTAAAACAATTGAAAGAGCAGCAAGAACTTTTTTAGTAGAAAAAATACCGGGAGAAGGTTGAAAAAGTAATTCAACATCGGGAGAAACAAGAGTAGAAAGAAAGTGATCGAGTTCCGGGAGGGTGAAATTTAATTCCACCGCAACCCGCGCTTTATTACGAGGCTGCTGTAAGTCGAGCAGACACATTTCAGATTCAGCGATAATATCATTGAGCGCCCAGAATTTAGCTTCAGCAGCCCAACCTTCAATGCTGTTGTTATAACTTAACCGCAACATCTTAAATTTATCATGCCGGTGCGAATCTGTGCGCCTGCTATAATAGCTTAAATTAGTTTTCATTTGATATTCTCCGGACGATCTCCGTCTGAAGCAATGCAGAGACCGATACCGGAGGAGATGAGAGGGGAAGCGGTAATCCAGTCGCCGTTTACGAAACCGATGTAACCACCGATGAAAAGAGAGATAAGACCGAAGAAGGTGGTTTTGTAGTGGAAGAGTAGGTTATGCAAAAATACCTCCGAATGAATGCATGGTTTCAGCCAGAGGCTGATTAGCCTTCTGCTGAGAATGGATGAATGAAAATGAATGACTGAATGGAGAACTAAGCATTCCGAATTTTCTCATAGTTAATTATTTCTTACGTCAAAAAGATTAAGTTGCAAACGAAAACCTTTTATGAAATGCTCCGCTTCGAATTGAATCTCGTAGATTAGGGTTACTAAATCTTGAGGGAGCAAGCATTTTGGATCACCATTATCAGAGTAATAGTCCTCAATTAAATGAGGAGTATTAACGACAAGAGGAGCATTCCTACCAGGTAAAGCTTTTAATGCGGTTATTGTCGTGCCCATAATGTGCTTGTCGCCGGAATAGGAAAGTGAGAGTCCGCGTATTTCGAGGGTGTGGAGCTCGGTTTCATTGAGTCGAAGATCGCAAATGTCGTTAACGAACGAGCGAAAATCGAGTAATTTAAGAGAAAAAGAGGGAGCAGGCTTGTCTTTAGAGTCGAGAGAGAAGGTATCAAACGAATCATCATTTCTTCTGACTTGCCATTCAAGATGGATGCGGTCATCTACGATTTTGATTTTGGTAAATTCAGTGTTCATAGGAAGTTAGCTCCAGATAAGTAGAAAGTTAAAAGTGGAAAGGGAACCCCTCTCGGCCTCCCCTTTGCTAAAGGGGAGGAGAAATGAAACGACAATGGGAGGGATATTTTTTTTAGAAGACATCTTAGTATAACTGTAATTAATTATTAGAGTTACATATGTTGTTAGAATAAATACGTTTGGCAATAAATGAGATTTATGCATACTACTCCCAAGAAAGCCAAAAAAGGCTCAGGAAAAGGAAGAATAGTTTCAGATACTTATTCCCGAAGAGATCGAAGTAACTTGATGATTGACCGGAGAGAAAAAAGATATTTTGGTTTCTAGCGTAATTAATTGCTCCGTCGTAGATGATCCAAAATAGGGAAGCAATAAAAAAAACGATTTTAATGGGAGCATCGGAGAATGCAAGTGAAAAACCAAAGAGAATAGCAAAAGCGCGTTCAAAGAGTTGGAACCAGTGCCAATATTGTGAAAAATATTTTTGTTTGATCTGGTCATGCGTGACAAACCGTTCATAGTACTCGAAGGATTCGGCAAGAGAAGCGAAGATCACGAAAATGAACCCGATAATGATTATCAGGTATAGCGGAAAAGAGAAATATGTATTCATAAATAAGATTTCAAGTTTTTATCAATAGGCTATAGACTGTTAGGCTGTAGGCTGTAGGAGAAACAGTCAATTGTAGTCTCCGCCAAAGGCGGATTCGCCTCGGGCGGAAGTGGTCAGAAAAAAAAGAACAAAGAAACTTTAGGCAGTCCGCCGCGGCGGATCAGTCAGCAGTTGGCAGAGAAGACGGTGAAACTTTGGGACAAAGAGAAAATGAGACAAAGAACAAAGAAATAACGAATAATGACCAAGGAACATCGAATGACGAACTAATGCGAAAAACAAGAGAACGGAAAACAGTCATCAGTCGACAGTGAAGACAATGAGACTATAAGACTATGAGACAATGAGACAATGGGAAAAAGAACAAGCTCCAAGAATTAACAATTTGCGGGCTGACTTGGAGCGAACAACCCGCAAACGTGAGGGATGCGTGGGAACGCAAAAGAAAAAATTAACCTTGATTATTTAAAGTATTTGTACCGTCTAAACACATTCTTGTTTGACCGGCACCGGAAACAGTTTGAAAAGTACCCGACGTTAATCTGCACCAATAAAGTTTACCGATTAAAGTGCCGGCGTCGTTGCCGAAAGAATTATCACCGCCTATGCAATTAGTAAAAGTTCCAGAAACCGTACCCTGTCCACCGAAACCATTAATACCTCCAATGCAATTAATAAAAGTTCCAGAAACCACAAAAGGGTAAGTATAACTACCACCGAAACTATAATCACCTCCAATGCAATTAATAAAAGTTCCAGAAACTGTTCCACCAAAATTTATTCCACTTCTAAACGATAAAATGCCCAAACCAATGCAATTTTCACATTTTAGCATATTGAGCGCGGTTGCAATAGTAAACGTTGCTGTGCCGGTACTAATGCCTTTTAAGTAAACATCGTTAGCAGTTACGTTAATCCCACTAAGAATTATATCCGCTTTTCCGGTTAATGAAACTAAATCAATAAATTGAGTATCAACATTTAAAGTGCTACCGTCATTATAAAGTCCGGGAGCGATAACTATCGTTACTCTGTTACCGGTTGCTAAAGCATTTCCGTAGGGTGTCATAGTTTTAGCCAAAGCGTAAGCGGCGGCAAGTTCTGCATAGTTTTCAGCAACAGTACCAATACCGGCAACGTATAAAGTTTGTGCTGCAACTTTTGGTATTTTTGCACCAATTGCTGTTGCTTGCGCAGTTGAAACAGGTTTATTTGCATCGCTTGTGTTGTCAATATTAGAAATAGAAGAAGCGGATGCTTTGGAATTAATTTGTGATTGAATTTCAGAAGTACAGTTTTTTAAAGTTGCTACTTCGTTGTCGGTTACACCAATATTGCGGAGATAATTAATAAAAGTTCTCATTATAATTACTCCTTTTTATTAAACAAGTTTAATACGAATTAATTGATCTGCTGCGGTTGCTTCATCTAAGGCATAGCCATTAATTTCACCAGCAACAAAAGGGACTGCTTTACTCGCGGCATCTGTGGAAACAGCATCACCAACAGCGATAGCAGCGCCAGAAACAACAAGGGCGATACCAGAAACGGCGACTGGAGCTTGTTCACCAAGTGCAACATTATCATTTAAGACACCAAGGGCTTTATCATCAACAGGGCAAAGACCGCCGTTAAAGCCGATGAAAAGGTTTTTGCTCGCCGATAAATCAGCGGTAGCAGTGATTGAAGTGGTGAGGGTTATTTGTTCAGTTTTCATTTTATTATTTCCTTATAAGAATTAAATAAATTTTGGTATTAAATATTAACATCACCTAAAACCGGGATGCGGCCGTAAAGACTAATCCTAAGCATTTGATTAGGAATGTTACCGGAAGTAGTGCCCATAGCGATGCCGTTAGCGATACCATCTTCAATACAGTTTGCTTTCCCATCAGCGGAACACTCTACTAATTGGCCGCGATTAATGTCAAAATCAGTAAGCACAAAAGCAACTCCGGTAATGGCTATAGGGGCTTGGTCACCCATATTAGTATTCGCGAGCAAAATGCCAAGAGCCTTGGCTTCGGGAGCGCAGATTTTACCGTCAAAGCCAATAAAGCGATTTATTGAATTGGACAAATCTTCTGCGGCAGTTATTGTGTAAACTGGTGGATAGAAAGTTCTCATTTTAAATTTCCTTTCTTGGTCTGCCTTTGCCGCGTTTAACAGCATCGGGTTTGTTTACCGTTGAATAAAAGTTTTGAGTTTCAGCAATTTCAGCTTCCGACAGTTCGCGAAGATGATTTGATAGCGAAGCATCGAAAGTATTGATTACCGTTCCTTCAGGAATTAATTTTTTATTCAAGAAAATATCGGAGTCAACTACTTCGTAATATTTTTTCTTAGTACTTGGCTGTGTGCGGGCGTTATATGTTTCTTGTTCTTCCATAAAAATCCTTCGTTATATGATTGCAAAATTTCAAGATTACAACATTGCAAGTGTGAATGAATGCAAGGTTGAATGAATTATAAAACAACCTCACCTAACCTCTCCTTGTTAAGGAGAGGAATTTTAATTTGTTACGAATTTGTATCGTTGATTAAGTAACCGGCATCGGAACCAACGATTAGGGGCTGGAAAATGTCGGTGTTACGAATGAACTCAACTTTGTTTCCTTCACCGGAATAAACATCAACGATGGGGAAATTTTTCTTTTTAAATGTGTAACCGAAAGAGGGTTCGTATAAACTTCTTTCTGCATTTGGAGATTTAACCGGAACATAAGCGAGAACTACATTATCGGACCAGACATCGTTGAATACGTCTGCGTCATCTGAATAAACTGCTTCACCAACAAACAGAAAAGGAATATCCAACAGCGCCGATAAAAGTTGAGGAGTAATTACGGCGTGTTGAGTGTAACGGATTTTATCAAGAATCGCAGGGTGATTTTTCAATGCCGAATAAGACGAAGCACCAAGAATAGCAACATTCGGGCGTTTTGCTATTTTCTTTCTGACCGCTTCTTTTGCAGTCTCAAAAATCGCAACGGGGTCACTTGCGGAGTTATTAAATTTATCACCGGCAGCAAGAGTAACTTTATTGCCGGAAGGGAAGGAAGAAAGATTTTGAACCAGGTCAGCAACTTTCTTTTCAAGACGAAGCTTGATCGTTTCTGTTGTTACGTGAGTTGCGTAAACTTTTAAGTTTCGGATATCTTCGTTTACTTCGCGGTAATCCATTGGATAAGCAATGTCATGTTCTGTAAGTGAATAACTAACCGTGTTTATTCCTTCCGGATTAATGACATTCGAGTTAGCGCGAATAGCTCTTTCTGTATTGTAAATACGAAAAGCTTCTTTGTTGAACAGTGGAACCTTTCCTCCTTCTTTTTCAACAGAGACATCAGGGAAAAGTTGCGAAGCAACAAGGTTAGGTTGGGAAAAACCACGAGCTAACGAAGTTAGGACGGGGTCGACGATACGTTTGTTTGCGAGTGACATAAATACCTCATTTAAAGATTAAAAAAATGCAAGATTGCATGATTGCATGATTGAATGCGATTGAATGAATGAGTGAAACAAAATTTCTATCTCCTACAGATTAAGAATTAAAAACAATTTGGGCGGCGTCCTGGTAAGAAATTTTCTTATCCATAACGACTTCGACAATTTTTTTATGAACTTGAGCCGCATCTTCATCAAGAATAAATTCAGAGAAATCAAAAGGCTTGGGAACTGTATCCTCTTGTTTTGCGGGTGGAGTTGCGAAATTTTCTTTGCTGATGATGACAGGGAAAGATGAAACAAATTCTGAAAGGAAATTTTCTAAAGTGAATTTCTCAACCGCGCCATCAGAAAAATCCATTGTTAAGAGAGAAAGTAATTTTTCTTTCATGGGGACTGTCAGTTTGCCATCGGAAAAAGCTTGTTCAACCTGATCTTTAAAATTGCTAGAGAAAGTATAAACTACTCCAAGTGATGGTTCTGCATTACTTTCTGATCTATCAAGATTGATACGGAGTTCTTTCCACTCGTAAAATTCGTTGGTGAGTTTATTCACTTCTTCGGAGAGATTCGTGAGTTGCAAAAGAACATCAGAAAGATGGAATTCTTCATCGCTCCCCTCGACTTCGTTCGTGGCGACAGATGAGAACTCGATTATGTTTTCTTCCCGCGAATCTTCGAATTGTAAATCAGCTAAACCTTTAACTGCAGGGAGAGCTGCGCCAAGGAAGCCAACGTGACGAAGTGAATTATCGGGGTTAAGAGAAACTGATCTTTTCTTGAACAAACCTTCTTTAACTGCATTAAGAAATTCCGGGACAATCTTTGAAGCTGAAGCAATTAATTTATCGCCGTTGACATTGAGAGAATCTATCCAACCATAAGCAGGATCATTTGATTTAGGGTGACCGATTACGATAGGAGCTTCTGAAATTGTTGGATCGTAGGAAGAGGCAATCTTTTCAAGATCAGACTGAGAGAAATTAACTTCCTTTCCTTGGGAGTTAGTAAACGAACCGGTTTTTAATATTTCAAAATCCATCTATTTTTGCACCTTATTTTATAAATAAATAAAATATCTTTGGCAAACAAAAGAATTATTTTTAATATATGCAAATTTAAACTAACTAATTTCAACATATAGATAAATTATTACCCTATTTTTACGATTAAAACTAAAAATAAAGAGATAAAAAGAAATGAATGAGAGACAAAAAAGGTTTTGTTTGGAATATTTAAAGGATTTTAACGGGAAAAACGCCGCTCAAAGAGTAGGATATTCCGAAAAAACAGCGGAAGCGCAAGCTTCCAGATTGTTAAGAAATGTTAAGGTTAAAAAGCTGATCGAAGAGCTGTCTAAGAAGCCGGTTAGAAGGATGGAGTTAAAGATAGAGAATATTGTGAAGGAATTAAAAAAGATCGCGTTTGCTAATGCTGATGGTGAAAAGATTAAGACATCCGATAAACTGAAAGCGCTGGAGATGCTGGGAAAGTATTTGGGAATGTTTGATAAGGGGAAAGAGCAGATGACCGTAAATATTATGATTAATTCAAATTTGTACACGAAGGATTGAGAGGACGATCGGCAGTTGGCAATCAGCAGTCAGCGAAAAGACTTGGGGACATTGGGACTGTGAGACTGGGGGAGTTAAAAGTAAAAAGTAGAAAGTAGAAAGTTGAAAGTAGAAAGGAATTCAGATGAAAGCGTTTGAAATAAAGATAACTAAAGAGTTGAAAAAGGATTTTGCGAAAGCGGAGAAGGTTAATTCGACGTTTCAATTGTATTCGAGTTTACCGGATCCTGATAAAATATTGGCGGACAATAATTATGATTATTCGATACTACGCGATTTGTTGAATGATCCTCATTTAAGTGCTGTAGTGCAACAGAGGAAATCATTGGTGCAGCAGTTGGGGTGGGAAATTGCTTGTGAGGGAAATAAGGAGAGTGAAAAGAAAGTTGTAAAATGGATGCAACAACTTGATGTTGACGGTATTATAGGGAAGATGTTGGACGCTGTTCTCTACGGATTTTCCGTGCTTGAAATTAATTGGGGAATAAAGAGGAATGAAATTTTTCCACGACAAATAAATTCCAAACCGCAGGAGTGGTTTATTTTCGATAAAGAAAACCAATTAAGGTTAAGGCAAAAAAATGAATCGGGTTATACGTTTTGTGTCGGTGAAGAATTACCACGAAATAAATTTTTGATCATTCAGCATAATGCAGAATATGTGAATCCATACGGCGAAAAAATAATTTCAAAATGTTATTGGCCGGTACAACTGAAGCGGAGCGGTCTGGACTTCTGGCAGATCATGGTTGAACGGTACGGGATGCCTTTTCTTATCGGGAGGTATCCATCAACAGCTACGGAAAAAGAGAAAGCAGATTTATTAACCGGTCTGCAAAATATGGTGAAGGACAACATCGCAATATTTCTTGATACGGTTGGAATAGAATTAAAAGAACATCCCAAATTTGATATTGGACAATTGTATCAATACTTAGCGGAGTTTTATAATCAAGAAATATCGAAGGCAATCCTTACAGAAACATTGACAACGGAAATAAGGGGAATGGGATCGTACGCTGCTGCGCAAGTCCACAGGGAAACAGCTACTACTGTGGCGATGAAGGATAAAAAGCTAATTGAGAATTCGATGAATGAACTGCTACGGATTTATTCAAAATTAAATTATGGAGAACAGAAAACAATCCGCTTTAGGTTAACGAAGAAGGAGGCGGTTGAAGCTGAGAGTATTGACCGGGATATTAAACTTAAAAATCTGGGGATCGAGTTTAAGAAGGAGTACTTTCAGAGGAAGTATAATTTGAATGAGGATGATTTTGTGGTAGGTGGAAAGGCTGTAGGTGATTAGACTGCAGGAAGAAGTCTTCAGTGGGCAGTAGGCAGTAGTCCCTCGACTTCGCTCGGGAGTGGAAAGTAAAAAACCTCACCCTGCCCTCTCCTTAGGAAGGAGAGGGATTTAAAATAAAAATGCCCGGTGGAGGGCGACCGGGCAAAGGGTAATTTTCACTGTGGGGGGTAAGCACAGTGAATCTTGAATGTAAAATTAATGGATGGAATAAAAAAAAGCAAGAAGTTTTTTTTAGTAGAAAGTAGAAAGCAAACCCCTCCCCGCCAGAGGACGGGCAGGCTAACCTCCCCTTTGAATAAAGGGGAGGAATAAGGCAGAAAGAAAATGGTAAGTAACGTTGTGTTAAATATTGATTTTCATGAAAAGCAAAGGGAGGTATTTTCAGATAAAGCGCGATTTAAAATAATTGCGAAGGGGCGGCGGTTTGGATTGACTAAGGGGATGGCTTTCTATGCAATACATAAAGCTTATGAACCGCCTAGTGATAAAAGAATATTATGGGTTGATACGATCTATGGAAATATTAATCGTTATTACGAGCGTTACTTTATGCCGGTGATCAAAGAAACCAAATTGGCTTATGAATATAAAAGACAGGATAACATTTTTAAAATAAAAGAGAGTTATATCGATTTCCGTTCTGCGGATAGACCGGAGAATATTGAGGGTCAAGGATACAATCTCATTATAATAAATGAAGCGGGGATAATTTTAAAGAATAGAAGGTTATGGACTGAGACTATTCTTCCGATGGTGATCGATTATAAAGCTGAGGTAATTATAGGCGGGACACCGAAAGGAAAATTTACAAAGAAAAATGAGAGGCATTTATTTTATGAATTGTTTGAGAAAGGTAAACAGCAAAAGAATTGGAAAAGTTTTAATTACTCGACTTATGATAATGTGTTACTTGATCCTAATGAGATAAGGGAAGTCGAGAATGAAATACCGCCGTTCTTAAGACAACAGGAAATCTACGGAAAGTTTATTGAGGAGAATGAAGCGCAGATAATAAAACATGAATGGTGGCGGTTTTATCAAGTTGGTCCCTCGACTTCGCTCGGCATTGAAAGAATTGTGCAGTCGTGGGATACTGCGTTTAAGACTAAGGAGGAGAATGATTTTTCTGTATGTACTACTTGGGGAATAACGAAAAATAAATTTTTGCTGCTTCATCTTTTCCGGGAGCGAATGGAATTTCCGGAGTTGAAAAGAAAAGCTGCGGAATTGTTTCTCACATTTAAACCTTCTGTTGTATTGATCGAGGATAAGGCATCGGGACAAAGTCTGATACAAGAATTGGAAAGGGAAACGCGGATACCGATAAGGAAAATAAAAGTCGATAAGGATAAGTACGCACGGTTTATTTCTGTTACGCCTTTGATTGAATCGGGGAAGGTGGAATTACCTGAAGGTGAACTATGGGTTCCTTTTTTTATTAATGAGATGGAGGAATTCCCGAATGGGGAGTTTGATGATATTGTTGATTCTACTACTCAGTTCTTGAATGAGTTTAAGTCGGATGGTAATGTTTCGTTTGAGATAACGACGGTGGATATGAGGGAGGTGATGAAGGGGAGGAAGTAGGTGGTAGGCTGTAGGTTATTAGACTATTAGACTGTAGGAAGGTGGGACTGTGAGAGATTACAAGGTTGCAAGATTTCAGCCAGAGGCTGATCAGCCTTCGGCTGAGAATGGTTGAAGAAAAAATTAATATTGAATATCGAACAAGGAATAATGAACAAAGAAGTAAAAAAAGAAAAAATAATGACAAATGTTAAATGAGGTAAAAATGAATGTTGGACAAATTCATCAGGTTTTGATTCCGGTTGCAGCGCTGGCGGTTAGCGGAATGGTGGGGTTGATCGTGAAAATTATTTTTGCACGTATTAAAAAAAATGAGGATGAGTCGAAGGAGATAAAGGAAAATTATTTGGAGAGATTTGAGAAAGTCCACGAGCAGGCGAATGAGCATAAGGAGGAAATATTAAAAAGTATTGCGGAGATAAGAATAATGCTGGAGAGGGAGTTTGTGAGAAAGAGGTGA